ACTATTACTTAACTCTTGAACAAAGAATCACGTCACGAATCCTTACTGCACACCGCATTACTTCTCCACTTTTATTAGGTATTAAGGATGGTGCAGGTTTCTCTAGTAACTCAGATGAAATCATTACGTCTTACTCACACTTTATGAATACAGTAGTAAGACCAAAACAAACTAAAATTATTAACACTTTTAGTTATATCTTAAGTCTGTACGGACTAAACGTAAGAATAGAAGTAGAGCCAGTGCCAATGATTATCGGTTCTGAAGCTGACGATCCGGCAATACAAGAAGACATAACAAATATAGCAGACGAATAATATGAGCCAAACAGCATTACTAGTATCTGAGCAAAGAATGAAGCAGTGGACTCAATTAGATGACAATGTCAGACT